GAATGGAAAATTAGAAGGATATTCTCCTAAAGCTAATATTGCAGATTGTTTAGAACAAAAAAGAAAAGTAGAACGTGATGGTAATCCTAGTGTTACTTCATGGAGTTGCAAAGAAGTAAAAGCCATAGTAGAAGTAGACAAGCATGGCGTTAAACGAATCAAAGAAGTTAAGCAAGATTAATTGTATTAACAACCTAGCAGTTGGATGCTGCCTCTCAAATCAATGTAAATGTTATGATAATAAGGAATATAATAATAAAATATTTGATAGTAGCTCTACTAGCGTTTGTATTAGGTACATTTTTCCCAAATCCAGTCGCCAAGAAGAAAACTCAGAATGAAACGGTCGCCTGGGCAAAACAACTAGGATTTGGACCTCCTAGGTTTGAGTACTCAAACGACAAAGAATTCATATCCTCCCTTAAAAACTGCATAAATTACCTAAATTTTGACATCCCAAGAAGACAAAGAATAAACACAGAACTAATAGTAGCTCAGGCTATTGTTGAAAGTGACTATGGTAGATCACGATTTGCACGTGAAGGACACAATCTTTTTGGTATAAGAGTATGGTCCAAAGAAGGTATGTTGCCTTATAGGCAACCTGATTCAATAGATTGGAGGGTCAGGATCTTTAAAAGTAAGTGCGAATCTGTTAAGTATTATATTGAAATTCTAAATACGAAAAGAGTGTATGCAGAATTTAGAAGAGTTAGAGAAATTACAGTTAATAAAGATCCTATTGCTATGGCTAAAACTTTAGATAACTTTTCTACAAATAAACAATATGAGAAACACGTAATAGAGGTAATAAATAAATTAAGAAATGAAGCTAAGTGAAAATTTTACATTAGATGAGTTAACAAAGTCTCAAGAAGCAATAAGACTTGGTATAGATAATACTCCAAATGATGAACAAATTGGAAATTTAATTTTACTTTGTAAAAATATTCTTCAACCTATTAGAAATCATTTTGGTAAAGTTGTATCTGTATCTTCAGGCTATAGATCAGCAGCGCTTTGCGAGGCCATAGGATCATCAGCTACTAGTCAACATACAAAAGGACAAGCAGCAGACTTTGAGATATTTGGTGTACATAATAAGGATTTGAGTGATTGGATCGTACAAAATCTTGATTACGATCAATGTATATTAGAATTTTGGACACCTAGTGAACCTAACTCCGGGTGGGTTCATTGTAGTTATAACGATTCAGGAAATAGAAAATCTTATTTGAATGCACAAAAATTAAATGGTAGAGTTGTTTACACTGTAATGTAATGCAAAAACTAAAATTTAATTCTTCAATGTTTATAGACAATGTACTTGGCATTTGTCCTGAATGTAAAGAAGAAGCATTTCTAGTAGCGATTGTGCAAGATTATTATAGATGTACAAATTGTGGTGAAGATACTAGACAATATGTAAATGGACATATAAAGTATTTAAAACTTAATGATACAGATAAAGATTATATAAAGAAACATGGCACGAAAAGTAGCAGTCGGTAACGGCAAGTTCATACAACAAACAAATAAGAAACGTCCAGGACGTCATTCTAAAAGACCTAATAAACGTAATAGTAGAAAGCCATATGTTGGTCAGGGAAGAAAACAATAGTTGACTTCCATAATAATATGGGATAATATTTCATATTAATAATAAAATAATAGAAAGGTAATAAATGACTGACATAAGTAAATATAAAAACGTATCTTTGTCTAAAGAAACTTATTTTAAAATAGATAAAATACGAAAAGTATTGGTGCCTAACGCAGTAATTAGCAGATCTCAAACAATTAATATTTTAGTTAATGAGAAAGCGAAGCAGCTAAATGGCAAACTACCAAAATAATTTAAATATGTTTGAGGAAGAAAAAAATATTCTTCCTGAACAAAAACTTTGGAGAGCTGTTCTGTGTCAAGCTTTGTATGATGCTCTATCTGATTTTAAAAATCAAATGTTGATTGAAGATGATAGGCAAGATGCAAGATATTGGTTCAGAGATAAACCAAGAAGCTTTCATGAAGTTTGTAGAAATGCTGGCTTTGATCCAAACTATGTACACCAAAAAGTAAAGAAACTAATGAATTTAAAAAATTTAAATAAATTAGGTATTGTTTGGAACTATGAGAGAAAAAATAAAGACTACAGAAAGGAAGAATATAAATATGAACGGTAAAGCAATATGTCCAAAATGTAAGGGCAATGGTTATATAACTGTTAAATTACAAAATGAAAAAACACCTCATCATAAAGATTGCACCTATTGTAATAATCAAGGTGAGATTGTTTTAGATAATAAAAAAATTGAGAGATACTTAAACTATACAAGGATGGTACAATGACAATATCAGGTTATAAAAAAGCAATAGCTAAACTATTAAAAGCATATCACAAGAAGTGGGATTGTTTTGGAAAGAGAAAAAATGGATCTAAGAAATCACGAACCTAGTTTTTGGGCATTAATAATTATTCTTAGTTGGTTAATAATGGTTGTAACTATTATTTTATTTAAATGATTCACAAATTTGAGTCTTTTGAATTCTTTAAAGTTCATAAAATACAAATTGATAGTGTATTAGATATTGGTGCACACAAAGGTAAATGGACACAAGAATTTAAAAAACATTATCCAGATGCTAAATCATTAATGATTGAAGCTAACGCAGATCATATAGATGATTTAATTAGAACAGGTCATTATGTTTTAGCTTTGCTTGGTAAAACAAATGATGAAGTTGATTATTATACATGCGAAGATAAAAATAATAGTCATGGTAATGGAATGTATAAAGAAAATACAAACGTTCCTTTTAAAGTTACAAAAAGAAGATGTGTAACTCTTGAATCATTATTGCCTGGACAAAAATTTGATTTAATTAAAATAGATGTGCAAGGCGCTGAACTTGATATCATTCAAGGCTCTCCTGGATTCATTCATAATGCAAAATATTTATGGTTAGAACTACAACCGCATAACTACAACATTGGAGCTCCTTCAGCAGGACAAGTTATTGGATACTTACATCAAATAGGGTTCGAGATGATAACCATTGATGAAGTTAATGTTGGTAATGGTGTCATCATGGGTATGGATGTAATATTTGTTAATGTAAGAAATAAAGATTTAAAAACAGGATACGATATAAATAGAAAAATAATTTGGGGTGGTTATTCTCAATGATTATTAATTTAAATAAGTTAACAGATATTAGAAAGATAACTTTTGATTTAACGGATGGCAGGCCCTATCTTTATTTTTTATTTCAGATTAATGAAGATACAGTTCGCTATAGCCGGGTGAATGGTAAGTATGTTAAAGATAAGAACGGTACATTTGTCATGGATAATGGACCAAACTTCTTTAAACAAGAATCAAGGACCTTGGTATATATCGGTCAAACTAAAAACTCTATTGCACGTATTTACGAACACTATTGGACAGGAACAAAAGGTAAAAGTAAAAGTAAACTATATGCGATTAAAAAATTTAATTATTTTAGAAGATCTAAATCACTTAAAATGTTTGAGTTTGATACGATAAGACAACACTATGAAAAAATAATAGTTAGAAAGTATCTTCCTTTTTATAATCAAGCGTCGAGATTTACTGCAAATCAAGTTAAATTAATTGTAAATAGTAATGGAAGAATAAAGCCAAAAGAACTTATGAAGCCTTATGTTATTAACTTTAAAGATATTTACAAAGCATTTAAAGCCTGGGAATCAGAGGATCTTAGTTATTTTAAAAACGAATTACATAGACCATTGAGCAGGATGTTTGAACTAACAAAATTACGTCATCCTAATAAAAATTTAAAACAAGAACTAACTTATTATAATAATAGAGGAGTTAAATATAAATTTGGAAGATTTATAGAAGAAATAATTATTCCTTTTCATAAGAAACAAAGAGAAGCTTATCTTGAATTTAAAAAAAGAATGAAATTTTTTATAAAAACTTTTGATAAAGTTCGTCATAAAGATAATGTAACAAAGCATAGATTAAGAACATCTCATCATTATCAAAAAAACAAAGAGTTCCTTAAGGATAGAGAAAGAAAATATAAAAAACTTAAAAGAATTATTAATCAACAGGAGTTAATATAATGGAAATATTAATTGTAAATTTACTTTTAACCATCGTTGTATTTAGTTTAATATGAAAATATTTTTAGCATTTATCTTACTTACGTTATTGGTAAGTTGTATTGGTCCTGCTTTAATTACAATTGCAGGGTTTAAAGTAACTGCTGGAACGGTTATAACTGTACCTTCTAAAATAGAAGCTTTAGAAAAATATAAGGAAAAGAAGAATGAAGAAGAGAAGAAGTGATTGGGGTAAAGGATGGGATGGTAAGTCTCGTATTCCTGATAAGACTTATAGAGATAACTACAATCAGATAGATTGGTCATCGGTTAAAGATAAAAAAGCTATGGATGTAATAATAGATGAAGCTATAAAATACGATATTAAAAAATGAAGTGGAATAAAAAATTTATATACCCGACGTCTTCAAGGTCCTTGATTCTTGATGAAAGGCATTACGAATTAGGAACTGAGGGCAATATGGAGAAGTTACCATCGGTTACAACGATTCTTGCAGCTACACAAACGGATGAGAAAAGAGCAGCATTAGAAGCGTGGAAGGCTCGAGTGGGAGTGGATGAAGCGACAAGGACCAAGGACCAAGCAGCTGAACGTGGCACAGCAATGCATAAGATATTAGAAAGCTATATAATGGGTCAGAATCACTTAGATTTGACTGATATAGGCCAGAATGCTCATACTATGGCGCAACAGATCATTGATAATGGTTTAAAGGATTTAGAAGAAATATGGGGCTCTGAAGTTACAATACATTACCCAGGGTTGTATGCAGGGGCTACTGATTTAGCAGGTATTTATAGGGGGTCAGAGAGTATAATAGACTTTAAACAAAGTAACAAGCCAAAAAGAAAGGAATGGATTACTGACTATTTCTTGCAATTAGCAGCATATGCAATGGGTCATAACTATGTGTATGACACAAAAATAGACAGAGGTGTTGTCCTAATGTGTACAAAAGACAATCTTTTCCAACGTTTTGAAGTAGAAGGAAGAGAATTTGTTAATTATCAATATGAATTCTTAAGAAGAGTAGATCAATATTATAAAAATAAAGTTTGACATAATATCCTACATTTGATATTATCATATTTAGAAAGGATAAAAATATGAAAAAAATAGTTAAGAATATTAAAGGTATCAAAATAGATGTTCGATCTAAAGAAAGTCTATATGTGACTATGAATGATTGGACTGTTTATATTGATAATAGTACTAATGAAAAAATAATTAATAGTTGGAAGGAGAGAAAGAAAAATGAAGCTGCCGTTTAGTTTATGGAAAGATGATGAAGGTAAAAAAATATATAAAGTAAAACAGTACTATACTTTAACTGTAGAGCAATATGTCAAAGCTAAAGATAGAGATGAAGCTTTTGATATATGGTTAGAAAAAGGTGGTATCAATCAAGATAGAGTAAATCGTTTACTTACTGAAGAAGATTTTGATTTATGCGAGACTACTTTTGTTGATGTAGATACTCCAGATACTCAAACAGAATATGTTGGAACTGTTATTAGGGAAGATGATGAACTTAAATGCGATTCAGTTGTTGAAGAACAGCCTGGTAAAGTAGTTCCATTTAATAAACAATTTGGGAGACATGCATAATGGATAGAGAAAGAAAAGCTTTGAAATTAATAAGGGATATAAAAGATCCAAAATTAAGAGCAAAACTTAGAAAAGATGTTATGGAACTAGTAAGACTTAAAAAACAAAAAGCAGCCTTTGATGAGGCAGCTTTAAAATATGGAAATAAATTTAAATCAACTAAACTACACTAAAGGAGAAAAAATGAAACAGTCTATAATAATAAAAGATGACAAAGGTAGAAAATATACATTTTCTGAACTAAATGAATTAATAAAGTTTTTAGATAGTTTTAAAATGTCTTTTTTACCAGATGGATTTACTTATAAAATAAACAAGGAGAAAAAATGAGTATGAAAGATTATGCTACACAAATAGTTGAAAAACAACTTGACGTTGTAAAAGAACTATTGATGAATAATGAAATAAATCAAGCTGAGGCAGCGCAGAAAATAGAAAAAATACAGAACTTAGAATTGGTCACGAATATGGACCCAAGCGACATTGCCTATGAAATGGTGATGGAGTCAAGAAGCTAATTGTGTCAAGATTAAGGCAAGATTGTGGCAAAAGTATGTTTGTTGCATAAATGTCACACATTTGTGGTGCTCATGTGGAGGTTTTGTGGTGCTTTTAAATGGCGTATTTCCTCATTTGTGGTGTTTGTGTGGTGCTTTTCAAATTGATTAGAATTGTTGGTATACATAGAGAATCTTCAATTTGTGGTGCTTTTGGGGGGGTGCTGTAGGGGTAAAGTGAAAAAATTTTTTTCATTTACCCTAAAATGAACTCTAATAGTACCACAAAATAGGTTAAGTCATTGATTTATATAGATAATGTGTTTTTTAAAAGCACCACATGGAGTACCACAAATTCTCCACAAACACCACAAGCAAGGAAAATAGCCATTAATTTGAATATTAAAAGCACCACATGACCCTATAAATAATATCTAAAATGATTTAGATTGATTTACATGAATAAATTCAATTACGATCTATATAAAATACATTGGGAAGATATTTGTAGTGATTCTGGATGGGCTTCTGATGTTGAATTTAATAAATTATCTGTAAGCCATTGTATTTCAATTGGTTTTATTTTTAAGAAAGATAAAAAATATGTATGGATATTTTCTTCCTATGAGATAAATGATCTTGGCGAAATTAACTTCGGAGATCGAACGGTAATTCCGCTATCTAACGTAATAACTATGGAGAAAATCTATGGGCAAGAAAAAAAACGAAACTATCCAAGACATTCTGGATAGAATTCAAGAAGACATAGATACAATCAGAGATAAAGCTGAAGAATTAGAAAATCACGATTGTGATTCTGATTCTGACGAGTCTGATGATTGGTCTAATGAAGACGAAGACGACGAAGAATAGTCTACTAATATCTTTTCTTTCTTTGGAGGTCGTTGTGGTTTTCCCAATCTAATATCTTTTTGTTTTTGTACAACATCAGATTTTAGTTCACTAACTTCAACACCTTCAAGGATTGGAGAGTACTGGTCCAATACCTCTGCAATTCTCTTATCTAATTCCTCTTCAGATAAATCATCTAACTTACCTGTTCTAATAATTTTTTGTTCAACATAAAGGCCAGCAACTTTACCTCTAGCAACTTCTGCATTAACTGCAGCACTCCAGGCTTTATTCTTTAAAGCTTCATTTTTAATTTTACCTAGCTCTGTAATATGGCTTTCAAAAGTTACATCATATTTCTTTTGATTCTCTGATCTTAACTCTCCAATGTACTGAACAACTAATGGATACATTTTTGGGTTTTGTAATTTGCTTGCAGCATTTTTAGCTGTATCAGGTGAATACCCGGCAGCAATAGCAGCTTCAGTTCCAGTCATTCTTCCCTCATTAGTTACTAATTCATGAGCGAATTTTATTTGCATTTCTGTTAATCTTTTTGATAGTCCCATACACTTGACTGTATAAGTTAACTTTGGTATTAGATCAATCGTAAATTACTCCATAAATTACACTCCTGGGGTTGGCTTACGAAATAGGACTCCTCTTAAGTTTCTCTATGGATACTGGGCCCCAGGTTAAAATATTATGTTAAGAGGAAAGCTATTAAGACAGGCATTAGATAAGTTTCTGAAAAAATCAGAAGTCGCAAAAGAAGCACGTGTTCAAGTTTGTTTACCTAACGGAGAACTATATGACGTTATTGGTATTGAACTAATGGAAAATAAATTAATTGGAAACCGAGAATCTCATAGATTAGTTATCACAATTGATAAGGAAAAATGGACTATGGGTAAGGTTATTAAACGTGTTTAATCATGTATTGGTTAACTTGAATTTGAAGTGAAACCAGAATCAAAATTTTGGCAAGAAGTTAAGAAAAACATAACTCAAATTTCCTTTACAAGATTGGAGTCTTGGGCCAGTGCTGGTGTTCCAGATCTCTTGTGTTATAATAAATCTGGTAAATTTTTTACTATCGAATTGAAGGTGACTAAAGGTGATTTTCCAAGGTTCTCACCCCATCAAATTTCATTCCATGTCAGGCATCCGAATAATACTTTCATCCTGCAAAAGGCCCTCGGTCCTTTGTCCATAAAACTTTATGAAGGATCCAAGATCATGCAACTTGTGAACCATGAGCCTTGTGCCTGTGTTGCTGAAGGTTGGACCAAGGTTCAAGAACATCTTGTCAATGTGACATAATGTCGCACCCCCAACTAAAAAACCTGTGGGCGGGGCCCACCCAAAAAAAAAAACAAGTAGCTTGTAAGCTTGCGAGCCCTGCTTGCGCCTTGGACCAAGGCTCCTGCTCCTCTCCCGCTTGCGAGCGGGGTTTAAATATTAAATATTATCTAGCCCCCAGGAAGGGGGCTAGTTACAACGTTAGGAAGCTTTTTTAATATGATCAGGATCGCCTGGAAATTTATCTTTAAGGTCGATCCTTCCTTGTACCAGCAGAAGGTATTCACCCCCGCTGCTGCCGTGAGGTTCTCTCCATACTTCGAAGTGATCCCCATCTTTACCACGTATTAAACGGGTTACTATCTTACCCTGCCAACTCTGCGCCTCAACTCTCAGTGAGTGATGCGCTCTAGCTGTAGGTTGAGTCTTTCTTGCAGACTCAGATATCCTTCCATAAAAGTGACTCATATTTTTTTCTCCATTAAGTTGTATAGATTTTGAAATTCTTCTTTAGCATCCGCTTCTGAAAAATTCCAATCTACGTTTGTGTTAACCAATAGCATCGCTTTAAGCTTAATTAGTTGAAGTTTAAGCTTGCGATTCTCTTTAGTTAGTTTTTCATTTTCTTTTGTTTTAACATTCAACCCATTTTCATATGTCCATATTAAATAATCAGCATCACTTGAAAATGTTTTGACGTTTCTTTTTTTACTCATTTTCTTTCTCCTTCGTTAAGTGTTGAGTGATTCATTAGACACAGATTTTCTTCTACTATGACCGCCCTATATGAATCTATGCGGTGATATTTTAACTCAACGATGCAATTATATCCTACAATCTCCCATCTTGTCAACTCTAATCTTGTGCCTTGTTGCCTGAGACCTGATTCAAGGCACTTGCAACCTGAGGTTATGTCAATGCGACAAATTGTCGCACTTGCTACTAAATACCTGTGGGCGGGGCCCTCCCAAGAAATAAAAAAACACTAAACACTTGTGGGCGGGGCCCACCAGGGATTTATATATACACTTGTGAACTTGCTAGCTGCGCTTGTAGGCTTGTGATTTTTTATTTTTTATTGTGGTTGTGTGGGTGGTGGGATTTACTATGTTGTATTACTTAACATAGATTATATTACCCACTCTTACTGTCTACCCACTAGATTAAATTAACACTCAGCTGTAAAGCTGCACTCGTCTTTTTCTTTTAAACACTTGAAGATTTTTTCTCCAAGGTCTAATCTTGCATACCATTCAAGATGCTCTCGGGTTTCCTTTTCACTCCAACCATAGGCATCTTCAATCATCTTATTATTATAACTATCATGCTCTTTAAAAAATTTATCAAGCAGATCTTTATTTGCTCCAAGTTTTTCTTTTACTTTTTCTAAACCAAGAACAACACTTTTCATGTCATTTCTTGAATTGAAATGATAATTTATTTCTGATGGTTCTTCTATTACTCCACCAAAAAAACTAGCATCATCACTCGATTGAACACCGAACCAAAATTTACCTTCGATGTCTCCATTGTAGTGTCTACCCATTTTTTCTCCTTTCGTTATAATGGACTGACAGTGGAAAACGACCCGTACCATCAGTCCATCCATTTTTTACGGGAGTTACCCGATCACCAGAAACGATCCGTCTTATGTCTCTTTGCTTTCGCATTCATCTGGCTGTAATTAAAACTATATCCCATCTAATCCTAGAATACAATAAATAAATTTCTCCAAGCTCCATGATTCGAGGTCAATGAATTCAAATAAGTCAATGCGACATATTGTCGCAGGTCTACTAAATACTTGCGGGCGGGGCCCTCCCAAGAAACACTAAACACCTGTGGGCGGGGCCCTCCCGGAAAAAAATAAAAAAAATTAATTTAGAGCTTGACAATATAGGATAACATAGGATATAATTCCAAATAACAAACAACGAAAGGAAAAAACATGAGACCAATCAGAAAACAAGAACTTGATTATTTAGACAGACTTATAAATAACAAGTTCCAAGAAAAACAAAGCGCTATACGATCACAGTGCGAACTTGAAGTAGGTAAACAATTAGAGAAGGACTTTACTAAGTTCATATCTACTTTAAGACTTGATAAGCTACTTAAAGACGCTGAACAAGCTGAAAAGGACTATCAAGACTTTAAGCAAAGTAAAGACGCAAAGGAAACTGCTCTTAATCAAAATGCTATTAAGAGAAAACAAGCATTACTTGAAAAGGTTAATCAATGGTCAGATATTAGAGACTGGTCTATTTCAAGCCGTGCGGACACTGTAGATGAAGTTTTAGACAATCTTAAAAAAGCTTGTCGACAAGAACTTGAAGAAAAATATAAGAACTCTGAAAAAGGTAAGTTCTTTAAATATCTACAAAATGGAATTGAGGACGCCAAAAATACTTTATACTCTGGCTTGTCCATTGATGACGTTTGGAAGAACTTAGAGAGCATATTTGGCAAAGCACAAATTGAGGTGCGTGTGCCAAAGTCCTTTACACAAATTGCTAAGTAATTCTTTTCGTTAAAGAATAAACAACGCCCGGAACTCCGGGCGTTGTTTTTAAGATTATTTTTTTCGTGTTTCTCTATACTTTGTGTCAAAGTCCTTTTCTTGTTTTCTGTTGATTAATAAAACTACCCAACAGAATAATACAACAAGCAACAAGGACAACGACGCAAATACTATAAAGTAATTGTAAATGTCTTTTAGTATTTCAAACATAAACTACCTTTGTTGTTTCCCTTTCCTCAAATGTTTCGACAATATCCGTAATGGTATCATCACACTTTGTTATAATAAAGGAAAGTATTTCACTTTCCTTTATTGTTAGTCCTTGCTCAACGAATTGTTGAGCAAGGTTATCAGTTATATTTATATCAATATCAAACATTTATTTGATACCAAATAATTGTTGATGAACAATGTCATCGCATAACTTATCGTCTGTTAGTTCGTCTGTTAGTTCTTCCATTCTTTTTAGAATAGATTTTCTTCTATGTTCTAAGTCATAGATTTTATGAGGAAGTGAGTGTAATTCTTTTTCAACCTCATCTAGTCGCTCTTCAAGAAATAACATTTTTCTCTCTTTCCAAGCTGTGTCTTTTTTTACTGTTTCCATATTATTACTTTCGTTGTTATATTGTTTTGTTTATTACTTCAAAATTATAACCTAGTTTTTTTATTAACACTATTGTATTAACTCCTAATGTTTTAGTGTTAGCAATACTAGCAAATAACTTTGCCTTATCACAAACAGGATAAACTAAATCATTTCCGTAAAGATTTTTAGTTTCTACTGTTATTGTGTTTGTTTTCTTTTCCATATTATTACTTTCGTTGTTATGATTTCATCATAGATTATGTAGGATATTAATGCAAGAACTATTTTACATTATAACAAAGATATTTGTATTTAATATCAATAGGATATTCTGTGATATATTTATCACTACTAAATACATGCGGGCGGGGCCCACCCGGGATTTATATATTGTATTATATACATGCGGGCGGGGCCCACCAGGACTTCTCCCCCCCCATAGAGGTCCCAATGGGTTTTCAAATTACTTTTATTTAACAGAGGGGGGAGGGGGTAAATCAGTTAAAGGGGTCCCAGTCATACCCTTTAGTCTAAGATTTACATAGTCATAGCTAGTAATTTCATTTTGGGTTCTAAATTACCTATGGATTTATACCCCCGGGGGTGTTAAAAACAATTTAGGTACCATAATTAACATTATGCTTGATAAAGATATTTTAAAAAAAATTAATAACATTACTGATCCTAGTGTAAGAAAAAATTGGAAATTAGATTTTTTAACTAAAATTCATAAAGTAAAAAATAGAGAAATACGTTCTGATTTTTTAACATTCGTAAAATACATTTGGCCAGATTTTATTGAAGGCTCTCATCATAAAACTATTGCAGATAAATTTAATAGATTGAGATCTGGAGAACTTACAAGGTTAATTATTAATATGCCACCAAGGCATACTAAATCAGAATTTGCTTCTTACTTTTTACCTGCTTGGATGATTGGTAATGATCCTAAATTAAAAATTATTCAAGCGACTCACACAGCAGAACTTGCAGTTCGTTTCGGTCGTAAAACAAAAAACTTAATTGACTCAGCTGAATACAGAGAAATATTTAATACAAGATTACAAGAAGATTCAAAAGCAGCTGGACGTTGGGAAACTAATAAAGGCGGTGAATACTTTGCTGTCGGGGTCCAAGGTGCGGTGACCGGTAGGGGTGCTGATTTATTAATCATCGATGATCCACATTCAGAGCAAGATGCTAATTCACAAACAGCTTTTGATAAAGCATATGAGTGGTATACATCAGGACCACGTCAGCGTTTGCAGCCTGGTGGAAGAATCGTTTTAGTTATGACTAGATGGTCAACAAAAGATTTAACTGCACAATTACTCAAGGCTCAAGGAGCAGAAGACAAAGCTGATAAATGGGAGCTCGTTGAGTTTCCAGCTATTATGCCAAGTGGTAAACCTTGTTGGCCACAATATTGGAAGTTAGAAGATTTGCTTGCGGTCAAAGCTTCAGCGGGTGTTTCTAAATGGAATGCACAGTACATGCAAAATCCAACTTCAGAAGAAGGAGCTATTATTAAACGTGAGTGGTGGAAAGATTGGGATGAAGATTATGTACCACCCATTGAGCATGTTATTCAATCTTATGATACTGCATTCTTAAAAAAAGAAACTGCGGATTATTCTGCAATTACAACTTGGGGCGTGTTCCATCCAAATCAGGACTCTGGTCCAAATTTAATATTGCTAGATGCAATTAAAAAACGAGTAGAGTTCCCTGAACTAAGGCGCTTGGCTCACGAACAATATATGTATTGGAAACCTGAAACTGTTTTAGTTGAAGCTAAAGCATCAGGACTTCCGCTTACTTATGAACTTAGGAAAATGGGTATACCCGTTATAAATTACACCCCTTCAAAAGGTAATGATAAACATAGTAGAGTTAACTCAGTTGCACCATTATTTGAAGCAGGTCAAATATGGGCACCTAAAAGTAAGGAGTTTGCACAAGAAGTTATTGAAGAATGTGCTGCATTTCCACATGGAGATAATGACGATTTAGTGGATTCTATGACTCAAGCTTTAATGAGATTTAGACAAGGTGGATTGATTTCTCACCCAGAAGATTATAGAGATGAACCATTACCAAGAGTAAATAAGGTTTATTATTAAAATGATTGAGAAAAAAATTACTTACGATATTAACATTGAAAAACCAAGTAAGACAAAACCTGTTAAACAAGGTGGCGTTTTAAATTATTTAGGAAAACAAAAAACAGTTAATGCTCCAGTTAAATGGAGATCATCTAAAGATCATCCAATAGCACATCTTTCATATATTACAAAAGATGAAGAAAAAATTTTAATAGATTTAAATTTATATGGTTCACTAAAAGGTAAACCTAACAGAGGTCCATTTGGACTTCCATCATTACAAGGATCCGGTGGAGGATCGGGTGGAGATGGGGGATCGTCTGGTGGAGATTCAGGAGGAGATAGTGGTCCAGGAGGATCAGATGATGGGTCTGGACACGGAGGTCCAGGAGATAGTGGTCCAGGAGATAGTGGACCAGGAGGATCAGATGATGGAACAGGACATGGAGGACCAGGACCAGGACCTGGTGGAGCAGAAGGTGGATTTGGTATAGGACCAGATGCAGCGACAGAGGCAGCACAATCGGAGGCACAATCTATATCAGCAGACAATGTATCAACACAAGCTCAAGCAGATCAAGAAGATGCAGCAACAGCTGCAGCAGCAAATACAGGAGTAATGGGAGCTCTTTCAAACGCAGTCCAAAATGCAATTGCAAATGCTAGGGCTAATCCAGTTTCAACAGCAATAGGAATGGCATTTGGACCAGTTGCAGGTTTAGCTGCAAGAGGAATTTCTGCAGCAGTAGATGCTGCTAACAGAGGAGTAACAGGACCAAGTGACGATACTCAAGAATCAACATCAGTTCAAAGTGGACCAGCACAAAGTCCAGGAGGTGATGGTGGAATAACTACATTACCTCAGTATGCTCCACTTATTAATCCATATACTGGTGATAATTTAGTAGATGCTCTTGTTGCAAGATATAGAGCTAATCTTCCATATTCTTCTTTTGGAATATAATGAAAAAATTAACAAGAACTATACCACCTAAATCAGGTCCTACCCCGCAAGGCTTGAATATTACATATAATAAGGTTAAGATAGTAAACTCGGAGAAATTAAATGGCAAATATAGAAAAATCACTTCCAAACGAAGTTACAAATAAAATCGAAATAGAAGGTCCAGAAGCTGCAACTGAAGAATCTGTAGAACTTCAAGAATCTATTCCTGATATTGGAAACACAGAAATTACTCCAACAGAAGATGGTGGTGTTGAAATTAATTTTGAACCTGGAGCTTTTAATCAAGGTGAAAGTGTAAACCATTTTGATAATCTAGCAGAGCTATTACCAGAAAATATTTTAGGACCTTTAGGTTCAGAACTTTATCAAAATTTTCAAGAGTATAAAAGTTCAAGACAAGATTGGGAACAAGCTTACACACAAGGTTTAGATCTACTTGGATTTAAATATGAACAAAGAACAGAACCATTTCAAGGAGCATCAAGTGCAACACATCCAGTTTTAGCTGAAGCTGTAACTCAGTTTCAAGCATTAGCTTATAAAGAACTATTACCATCAGATGGACCAGTTAGAACTCAAATAATTGGAAACTCTTCTAGAGAAAAAGAAGACCAAGCTATTCGTGTTAGAGATTTTATGAATTATCAAATTATGGATGTCATGAAAGAATATGAACCAGAATTTGATCAAATGTTATTTTACTTACCATTATCAGGATCTACATTTAAAAAAGTTTA